CTGAGAAAGTCTCTGGCCGGGGGCTACCACTTCAAGCGTATAGCGGTTGGTGCCGGACAGGAACGGTTCCGGGACGCGCCAAACAAGAACGAGCACTCACACATTGGCGATAGCTTTGGCTACCTGATGTTGGGTGGCGGTGAGTACAACCGGATGACCCGGACCCACCAGCTTGGCGGCAGACCAATGGGCCAGTCAAACGCCAATACGGAATTTGACGTATTTGCATAGGCATATCACTTTGATATACAAGGTTGCATTTAGTACAAAACCCAATAGAATCGTTTGCATATGATTGAAATTGATCTGGGTGTGATTCACCACTTCTCTTCTGGTTTGTATGCCAAACAGATGATGTTGCCTGCTGATCACTTTGCGGTGAGTCATGCTCACACCTATGACCACTTAAGCATATTGGCTAAGGGCCGTGTAACTGTTGAGATCCAAGGGGTTGAAACAGAATACACGGCACCAGCGTGCATAAATATCTTGGCAGGGAAACACCACAAGATAACTGCTCACGAAGATAGCGCTTGGTTCTGTATTCATGCAACTGATGAGACAGACATAAGCAAAATTGATGAAGTTTTAATTGGAGGTTAATCATGCCTATTTGGATCGCAAGTGCAATTTTTTTAGGTTCTGCTTATAACGCAAGTGAAGCTCGTAAATCACGAGAGCAAGCAGAAAGAGACCAGCAAACAGCTTTGTTGCAGCAATCATCTGACCAAGCAGCCATGCGTGCTGAGTTATCCCGGCAAACTGCTGAGTATGCAAAGCAAGGCGCATCACTTGAGCAGCAGGCCAACACTGCGCGTGAGCAGTTTCAAGCATCGCAAACCAACTACGCGGCCAACAAGCTGGAGATGGAAAGCAAAGCCAAGGAGGTGCAGGCTGCTGCAGACGAAGAGCGCAAGAAGGCTGCAGCTGCTGAAGCGTCTGCCTTAAAAGCTCGCACTCGCGGTGGCCGAAGATCACTTCTTTCTGGTGAACGTATGGATGCCGAGTTGGGTATACCAATTGACCTTGGCAGCGGCGGGATGAGGATTCAGTAATGGCCACGCTACCACAATTCATGCAGCGCAAGATAGCGCGGCGTAGCACTTCTGATATTGGCCGATTGGCAGAGCAGTACAAAAGCAACATTGCTGGTATTACTGGTGACTACCAAAAATCTTTTCAGACGTACCAAGCTGGTGTGGCCGAAAAGATGCAGCCATACGAAGCCCAGATTGCACAGTACAAGGATGTTGCTGTTCCAACGTATGAATCGCAAAAAGCTAACTATCAAAGCAACCTAGACAAGTACAACAAAATTGTTGAAAGCATTAAAGCCGATCCAATTACTACAACAATTGGTTACAAAACTCAAAAGAAAACAAACTACCAAGGCTGGTTGCTTGGTCAGACGGAAGAGGTCCCATACGAGATCTACACGCCAAAAGCTATTCCCAAATTTACAGAAGCTGCACCAGTAGCACCAGATATTCCTGTGGCACCTGACGTTGGGAGCTTTGACCAAACAGCGTTTGATGAAAAACGCAAAGAAGCAGAGGGTAGCTTTAAGCGTGAGATTGGTGAGCGCAAGTCTGCGCGTATTAGTGCGGTGTCTCGCAAGTCAGCTAGACCACTTTTATCAGGAGCAGCGTAATGAAAGAAGTTTGGGACAAGCCACGGCCTAAAGATTTGGGTAAGCCAAAAGAGCTTTCTTCTCAGGAGAAGCGCAACGCTATGCGCCGTGCATCTAAGGCAGGCAGACCCTATCCCAATTTGGTCGACAACATGGCAGCGGCCAGAAAGAAGAAGTGATCATGGAATACGACAAGAACACACCCGGCGGTATGCGCCTGACACCAGAGCAGATCATGAAGCGTCAGGCTGCAGCTCAATCAAAGAAGGATGAGTTTCAGCAGCTGTACCAAGATGCCTACGAATTTGCTTTGCCACAGCGCCAGCTCTATGGCGTGTGGGAAGGTGGAGCTACTGGATCAAAAAAGATGCAACGTGTCTTTGACTCGACTGCTATCAATTCAACCCAGCGCTTTGCCAATCGGCTGCAGTCTGTAGTGTTCCCGCCCCAGCGTAAGTGGGCCAAGCTAGAGGCTGGATCAGACATCCCGGCAGATCGTAAGCAACAGGCGCAGGCCGTGCTTGAGGTCTACCAAGACAAGATGTTTACCATGCTGAACCAGTCTAATTTTGACATCGCCATGGGCGAGTTCTTGTTGGATCTGGCCGTGGGCACCGCCTGCATGATGGTTCAGCCCGGGGATGATATCCAGCCCCTTAACTTTATCCCTGTGCCACTGTTCTTGGTGAGCTACGAAGAGGGAGCCAACGGCCAAGTGGATAACGTGTACCGCCGCATGCGAATGAAGGGTGAGTCCATCCAGCGCCAGTGGCCAGATGCTGAAATTCCACAGGACATTCAGCGCCGGATTGAACAAAAGCCAACAGATGACATCGAGCTGCTTGAGGCCACCATCTATGACCACAAGCGCGGGGACTATTGCTACCACGTGATCGACAAAGTGACCAAGCAGGAGCTGGTTTACCGCCGCCGCAAGATGAGCCCTTGGGTTATTTCGCGCTATATGAAGGTGGCTGGTGAGATCTACGGCCGTGGCCCATTGATGACTGCTTTGCCAGACATTAAGACGCTGAACAAGACCATTGAGTTGATGCTAAAGAACGCATCTTTGGCTGTGGCTGGCGTATATACAGCTGCGGATGATGGCGTGCTTAACCCCAACACAGTAAAGATTGTGCCGGGTGCCATTATCCCAGTGGCTCGCAATGGTGGATCACAAGGCCCAGCCCTGTTGGCATTGCCACGGTCCGGTGACTTTAATGTCAGCCAGCTGATCATCAGTGACATGCGCGGCAACATTAAAAAGATCTTGTTGGATGAGTCTTTGCCGCCTGACAACATGAGCGCACGTTCTGCAACTGAAATTGTTGAGCGCATGAAAGAGCTGGCCCAGAACCTTGGTTCTGCCTTTGGCCGACTAATCAATGAGACCATGATCCCGATCACTTCCAAGATCCTTGAGGTGATGGATGAGCGCGGAATGATTGACATGCCACTGCGTGTCAACGGTTTAGAAGTCAAGGTTACCCCTGTGGCACCGTTGGCTATGGCGCAGAACATGGAAGAGGTTAACTCAATCATGCAGTTTATGCAACTTAGCCAGAACCTAGGCACCGATGGCCAGCTGGCGCTCAAAATGGACGTTATGGTGGACTATCTGGCCGACAAGCTGGGTGTACCTGCATCGGTCCGTAACACTGCCCCAGAGCGTGCTGTGCTGATGGAAGAGATGCGTAACCAGCAACAGCAGCAAGCCATTGGCCAAGCCATGATGATGCAAGCCCAAGCACAGGCTGGTGCCCCGGGTGGCATGCCAGCCCCACAAGGGATGCCAGCATGAGCTGGGAAGAGTTAGATGCCATTGGCCAGCCAAGCGATATCCGTGAGGTTGACCAAAAGCGCGAAGACTTGGCCAGACTGACCCTGCGAGTGTTTGGGTCAGAGGATGGCCAAAAGCTGCTTCAGTGGCTGCGCGACATGTATGTGAATGTGCCCATCGCCGTACCGGGCACAGACCCCTCATACGCATTCTTTTCCGAAGGGCAAAGAACGGTGGTGAGGGACATCGAGGTACGGATTAACACAGCAAGGAAACTATGACCGACACAGCAACCGTTGAGCCCGGAACCTCCGGCCTACTTGACAACGTGCAAGTGAATGACGAAACCAAACCAGAAAATCCACAAGCGGTTGAAATAGACCACAAGGCTACCGCATCAGCTGTACCAGCTGCGGCCGCAACTGAGGAGCCAGCAGAGCGCCCAGACTTCTGGCCAGAGAACTTCTGGAAGAAAGATGCCAACAAGCCAGACTTGGAAGGCATTGCCAAGAGCTGGACAGACCTGCGTAAGCAGATCTCCCAAGGCAAACACAAAGCCCCAGCCGATGGGAAATATGACTTAAAGCTCTTTGGCGAACAGGCTGAAACCAATCAAATGGCCGGAACACTGTCCAGCTGGGCCAAGGACAATGGCCTGTCTCAGGCCGCGTTTGATGACTTGGTTGGTAGTCTGCAGACTCAGGCCAAAGAAATTATGACTGGTGAGATGGTTGACCCGGTAGTTGAAATGAAGCAGCTGGGGCCAAACGGTGGTGCCATTGTCAATGGTATGGTGGACTGGGCCCGGGGGCTGGTCAATAAGGGTGTCTGGTCAAAGGATGACTTTGAAGAATTTAAGATCATGGGCGGTACAGCTCGCGGGATCACAGCTCTAATGAAGATCCGGGAATCCTATGAGGGCCGGGTGCCAACCCAGAGCATGCAGCTTGAAGGGGCACCCAGCAAGGATGACTTGTACCAGATGGTCAATGATCCTAAGTACAAGACTGATGCCGGGTACAGAAACAAAGTTGAAAAAATGTTTCAATCCCAGTTTAAATAATTCTCCTTGGTAAGCAGTTGCCAATTGACCCAGTTTCGGCTGGGTCTTTTTTTGTGCGTTCCTAATAAAAATAGTTGACCATTAAAGAAAAATGGTATATATAATGTTAGCAAGGCATATCTGGCAACGGACCCTTACCGCAGTGGATGCTGACGAGTGGCTGGCGCAACCAGCAAGCAATGGCCCTGTTTCAGGCTCACCGATGCGAGAACCATGTATCAATAACCAATGAGGTAAATCAAATGAGCGTTTCACTATCCAACGCCTTTGTTACTCTTTTTGACGCGGAAGTAAAGCAAGCCTACCAAGGTAAAGCTATGCTTGTTCCGGCGGTTCGCCAGCGTCGTGGAGTCGAAGGTTCTACTGTTAAGTTCCCTAAAGTGGGCAAGGGTGTTGCAACCCTGCGTGTACCACAAAGTGATGTCACCCCTCTCAACGTAGCATTCAGCACTGTCACTTTGACTCTTGCTGACTACAACGCTGCAGAGTACAGCGACATCTTCAGCCAAGCCAAGGTCAACTTCGATGAGCGCCAAGAATTGGTGCAAGTTGTTGCTGGCGCTATGGGCCGTCGTCAAGACCAAATGATTCTGGACGCACTCAATGCATCCAGCACCAGCTTGACCGTTGCCAACAGCATTGGTGGCTCAACGACCAACATGAACATTGCCAAGCTGCGCGAAGCTAAGCGCTTAATGGACAAAACCAATGTGCCGCCTGATGGTCGCAACATCATCATCCACGCCAACGGTTTGTCCAACTTGTTGTCCGAAACCAGCGTGACTAGCTCCGACTTCAACAGTGTTAAAGCGCTGGTGCAAGGCGAGATCAACACCTACTTGGGATTCACATTCCATGTGTTGGGTGACCGCTCTGAAGGTGGCTTGCCAATCGACGGCTCTCTTGACCGCACCTGCTATGCATTCCACAAGGATGCAATCGGTTACGGTGAAGGTATTGCCATGCGTACTGAGATCAACTACATCGCCGAGAAGACCTCTTGGTTGGTGAATGAGGTCTTCAGTGCTGGCGCAGTTGCCATCGATGACGAAGGTATCGTCAAGATCACCTGCCGTGAAACTTAATCTAGGAGACTGACATGGCATTTTCAAGCACTGGTCTTGTGACCGTATGCGCCGCCAAATCTGGCAACGCACCCAGCATGTATCTGTACAAAACCGCAGATACTCAAGCCACGGTTAACACCGTGAGCTACTTCGACAGCATTGCATCGCTGTTGAAGGTCGGTGACATTCTCTTTGTCTATGACTCCACCACCCCTAGCTTGGTGTTGACTTACGTCAATGCCGTGTCTTCAGCTGGTGTGGTTGACATTGCTGACGGCACCACCGTGAGCGCAACTGACACCGACTAATTGGTGGTCAGTCAACTGGGCCAGCTTCTGGGGATTCTCGGAGGCTGGCCCTTCTCACATTGAGAGGTTCAAATGGCTGCTGGTGACACTGGTGTATCGATCTGTTCTGATGCCTTGCTCCTGATTGGGGCCAAGGCAATTTCGTCTTTTAACGATGGCACTGACGAGTCAAGCGTGTGTGACCGACTCTATCCCGATATCAGAGACTCTGTGCTGGTTACCTACCCATGGAGCTTTGGCATGAAAAAGGTGCAGCTGGCCCAACTAATCACCACCCCAAATTCTGTTTGGCGCTATGAGTATCAGCTGCCGGGTGACAAACTAGCTAACCCACGCGCCGTGTACAACAGCGCCAACCCCGGTAGCCCTGTCCAAAAAGACTGGGAGATCCAAGGCGACAAGCTGCTCACCAACCTGACCAGCGTCTTTATTGACTACCAATTCAGCGTGCCAGAGTTTGCTATGCCGCAATACTTTGTGCAGCTGCTTAAATACATGGTGGCGTGGCACATTGCTGAGACCATCACAGAACAGCAGGACAAGTCTACTAAGTGGCAGCGCGTGGCCACTGGCGACATCTCTGAAAATGGCCGTGGTGGCTACATGCGTACCGCCATGCAGATTGATGGCCAGAATAACCCGGTCCGAATCATTGAAGACTACAGCCTTATCGCAGTGAGAAACTAATGCCGCGCTTTGTAGAATTCACCACCAACTTTGCTACAGGGGAGCTTGATCCCTTGCTACGTGCGCGGGTTGATCTTGCTGCCTACAACAATGCTTTGGCTAAGGCCACCAACGTACTGATCCAGCCCCAAGGCGGTCTGCGCCGTAGACCCGGCACCAAGCACATCTTTGAGTTGCCAAACAGCAGCACACCCAGCGCGGCCAATGGCGTGCGTCTGGTGTCATTCCAGTTCTCTGTGTCCGACAGCTACATGTTGTGCTTCACCCACAACCGCATGCATGTCATCAAGAATGGTGTGGTGCAGGCCAACATCAATGGCACCGGGAACAGCTACCTGACAACCACCATTGCCAGCGATATTGTGGATGACATGTGCTGGGTCCAGTCTGCTGACACCCTGATTGTTGTCCACCCTGACCTGCAGCCTGTACGCATTACACGCACAAGCGACACAGCTTGGACCGCAACGACAATCACTTTTGACAGCATCCCTAAGTATGCATATACGTTGACCACCACTACGCCTACTTCTGGTCACCTAACACCCAGTGCTGTATCCGGCAATGTGACGTTGACTTCACAGAATAGTGCCTTTAGTGCTGCCAGTGTTGATCAATACATCAACGCATCCCCACAGGGCCGCGCTCGAATTGTTCAATACATAAGCGCTACAAGTGTTAAAGCAATTACTGAATACCCATTCTTTGACACTAGCAACATTGCTCAAGGTAGCTGGGAGCTTGAGACTGGTTACGTTGATGTATGGAGCTCTACAAAGGGCTGGCCACGTACCGTGTCATTCCATGAGGGCCGACTGTACTTTGGTGGCAGCAAGTCCCGCCCATCGACTATTTGGGGGTCCAAGATTGGACTCTTCTTTGACTTTGTGCCAACCGAGTCTTTGGATGATGACGCGGTAGAGGCCACGCTGGACACCAATGATCTGAACGTGATCACCGACATTATCAGCTCGCGTGACTTTCAGGTGTTTACCACTGGCGGTGAGTTCTATATTCCGCAGACTGGTACAGACCCAGTTACCCCGCTGACATTTACATTTAAGAATGTCAGCCGCAATGGCATCAAGCCCGGCACCCGCGTGCAATCGGTGGAGTCTGGCTCGATTTATATCCAGCGCCAAGGCAAGTCTCTTAATGAGTTTATCTTTAGCGACACCCAGCTGACATACATTACCCAGCGCATCTCCCTGCTATCTGGCCACCTGTTGAAGGGACCACAGCGGGTTGCCTTGCGTAAGGCATCCAGCACAGAAGAGGCTGACTTGCTCTTGATGACAAACACTGACGATGGCAGCATGGGTGTGTTTTCGATCATGCGGTCTCAGCAGGTAACCAGCCCATCAGAATTTACTACCGATGGCCAGTTCATCGATGTGGGCGTGGATGTCAATACGATTTATGCGGTGACTAAGCGCACATTTAACAGCGTTGACCGGTACTTTATTGAAATGTTTGGCTACGAGTTCTTTACCGACTGTGCGTTTGTTGGTGCTTCTGCTGGGGGCGTTGGAAGTGGCTTGCCCCACATTGGCAAGTCGCTCAATGTAATCTGTGATGGCTCCCCTCAAGGCAATGAAACTGTGAGCGGCGGCGGCGCTGTAACCTTTGATCGGGAAAGCACCACTAGCTACGAGGTTGGCTTGCCAATCACGGTGTATGTCAAAACAATGCCTGCAGAGGTAAAGCTGCAGACTGGTAGCCGGGTATCGTTTAAAAAGCGTATTGTTGAGATCAGCGCCATTGTCAATAAAACGCAAAACATGATTATCAACAACCAGCCTGTGGCGTTCCGTTTGTTTGACAACCCGCTGCTTGATGACCCTGTGCCAGAGTTTACTGGCATCAAGCGCGTCAATGGTGTGCTTGGTTACAGCCGCGAGCAGTTTATTGAGATTTCTCAAGATCTGCCAGTAAAGATGAACCTGCTTGGTTTGGACTACCGCGTTGCGGTTTTCTCAGGAACATAAAAAATGGCAATAACACCCGGACAAATAACAGCAGGATCTGGCTTTCTTGACGCTTATGCGTCCTCTGAGGCGCAAAGAGCCCAATCAATTAACACGCAGACAAGCTACCTATTGCAGGCGCGAGATACGCTGGCTGTGGCAGATGTCCGAGCAGACATGTCTGAGCAGTACGCAACCATTCAAGCTGGCCGTACTATTAAGAAAGCTGAGATTGAAGCACAGAACTACCAAATTGCTGGCAATACGCTATTAAAGAACATGCGCTCTGTTAATGCGTCTGTTCGAGCTAGAGCTGCTGCAAGTGGGGTGGTTGTTGGTGAGGGATCGAACCTTGGCATTCAGCGCGAGAACGTAGCCGCCACCATGCGTGATGTTGGGGTTTCTGACCTTAATGCATTGACTGCGCGGGTTATGGGCTTTGAGGACGCAAGTGCCATGCTGCAATCTACTGAGTACCAAAATTACCTAAACAGATTTACAGCTCAACGTCAGGCTGGCCAATATGTACAAGCTGGTACTGCCGCTAGAAATACTGGTGGCTTGTTGGCCAATGCAACTATTGCAAGGTCTGCAACTGAATTATCAAAGTTCATAACAAAAGGCTAGATGATGGCAACACGAATTGAATCAGGCCAAATGCAAGTGCGCTCTGTTGGCAACGCGCCAATAGTGCAAGTGCAACAGCAGCAGATCGACTACGTTGGACCACGTGCAGAAGCTCAAGGTGCCGGGGCAATAGCTCAAATGCTTGACCGTATGAGTGCCAATGCATTTTCAACAGCAGTGGAAATGGTTAAGGATGAAGGGTTGCAATATGTAATTGATAACCCACCAAGTTCAGAGCAGCTAGAGGCTGCAAAGAATGGAGACCCAACTACTTTAATACCAAAAGGGAACTTTTCATATTTTGACAAAGCTGTTAGAAAAGCAAGATCGTATGAGTTGGCTAGTGAGTTCAATATTGAAATGAGCAACATTGCAAGCACTATTGCTGTAGAAGTTCAACAAGGAACACTTAACGCAGAACAGGCCAGAAATAAGTTAAATAGTGCTCAAGTAGGAATGTCTGCCTCTTTGGCAAAAATAGATGCGGAAGCCGCGTTAAAGTTTAGAGCGACTTCTGCAATGCACGGAAATACAGTTATCAATGAGGCTTACAAAGTACAACTACAAAAAGAAAAAGCAAAGCAACTTATTAAGCTAGAGCAATATTATGCAAACGAAAAATCACATTTGCAAATGGTTATTAATCAGGGTTCTTGGAAAGATGCCACTGGCCAAGATAGAACAATTGATCAAAAAATAGAAGTAATTGCAAAAGTTATTTCTGATGCGGCAATATCAGTTGGTGATGCGGGGGTACAACAAAAATACAGCGAGAGATTTGCCGCAGATATAAAACAAACAAAAATTGATGTTGGCACCAAACTGGTTTTAAGTGAAGAATTTATGGCCAACCCAAATATTGGAGTTGAAAGAATTCTGAAAGGAGACCTTGGTAGATTTTCAGCAGTGTGGCAGGGCATGGATGAGGAAGGCAAAAAAGCTATACGAGACAATTTTAATAGCGCTGTAACTGCACGCAGGTCAGGCGTTGAAAATACTTTGTTTGCGGCACAACAAACTGGTGATGGTATTTTGCGTAAAATTTACATGGCAAATACCATTCCTGAAATGAATGCTTTATTTAAGCAGCTTGACGGTTTGCCTGTACAGCCATCTGTGATTAGTGCAGCTCGCACTTTTATAAAAGGAATAAGCTCAGCAGGCAGAGAGAAGGATGACCTTGCAGAGTTTGGTACGATTACTGGCCGTATTGCTGCTGGATTGGCAACACCACAAGAAATTCTTAATGGGCCGTTTACCCAAGAAACAAAAAAAGAATTAATGAGAAAACAAGCCGATCCAGCCAATCCAATTCACAAGGCTGTTACAGCAATTAATTCTGCAGTAAACATTCAGCAAGCTGGAATGCCACCAGAGTTTTCTGATGCAAGAGCAAGAGAACTTGCAAATTTAGTAGGTAATGATTTAAAGCAACAACTTTATGATTTTTCCAGAAAGCCTGATGAAAATGGCCGACTGCCTGATAACGTAGCAATTATAAAAAAAGGTGAAGACCTTGCAATTAAAGCAAAAGCAAGTATGTCTACAGCATTTGCTGATGTGGCCAACACCAATAAAAATTCAGCTGTTCTAATGATTCCGGAGTTACAAGGAGTTGATTTAAACAATGATGCAGCTGTCGATGCAGCAATTGCAAAAGCCACAGCAAGAAAAGCTAATCCTAATTCTGTAACTTCAGCTCGCAATTCAA